AAGTGGAGAGAAGACTTAATCCAGGACTATAAGAACGCAGACAAAGAGACCAAAGCATTGATGGTATCAATATACGGAGAACCCATCTTATGAGGTTATTTAAACGCATGAAGGACGCTTTAAAGCCCAATAAAAAACTTGACGAGTGGAAGACCAAGTATAACAAGTCTAAAGATGCGTATGCGGATCAGATAGACCGTATGCGTAATCAGGATAGGTTATATAACGGTGATGCGTTTACCCGTAGGTCAAAGAATAAAGGCGGTGGAGATTCGTCTAAAAAGTCCGAGAACGTCAGAAACATCATTTATGAGTTATTGGAGACCGAGGTTGATTCTTCTATTCCTATGCCTAAAGTAACGGCAAAGCATGAAGAGGATAGGGAGCAGGCGAAGATAATCGAAAAGATGCTCGAAAATGAGATTCGCACTCTTCGCTTCCCCGAAATAAATGACGTTTCCGAAAGAACAACTATCGTTCAGGGCGGAGACTGGTATCACGTTGAATGGGATTCCCGCAAAGGAGACCATTGCACAACCGGAGACCTTGAAATCAATGAGAGAGACCCCCAAACAGTTATCCCCCAGGCAGATGTAACCGACCCTTATAAGCTCGATTATGTCTTTTTGCAGTTAGCAATGACAAAGGACGCTGTTAAGAGAGTCTATAACGTTGACGTATCTGATGAAGTCAATACCGAAGTCGAGAATAAGAAAGAGTCTAATGACGAGTTAGTAACCGTTATCAAGACATATTACCGTTCCGAGAATGGCGAAATAGGCATATTTACCTGGTGCGGTGATACCGTTCTTGAAGATATGGAGAATTACCAGGCCCGCAGACTTACACGCTGTAAGAAGTGCGGAAGAGTCAAGGACGGAGACGTTTGCGAGTGCGGTTCTAAATCATTCGAGACCACCGTTGAAGAGTACGAAGAGGTTGAGGAAGACATTGTTACCCTTACCTACGGAAAAGACGGCAACAAGATAAAAGTCCCTGCCTACGAAGAGGAAGAAGTTCCTATGGTGGGCGAAGACGGACTTCCCGTACTTGACGAAATGGGACAGCCCAAAATTGAAGTCACAAGGAAGCATAAGAAGATTCCGTACTATAAGCCTAATGTAATGCCCCTTGTCTTAAGGAGAAACGTAAGTAAGGCTAAATCATTACTCGGTGTAAGTGATGCCGCAGTAATCGAAGATCAGCAGGATGCTATCAAGAAGTACGGTTCTAAATATCAGGAGAAGATTCTTAAGGGCGGTTCTATCGTAACCCTTCCCGAAAACAAGAACGTTGAGACTGACGATACCGAGTTAAAAATTGTCAGAGTCGATAACCCTAATGATGTGGCAATGATAACCGTTCAGAATTTGATCGCTGATGTTAGTTATGACCGTATCGCAATAAACGATAACTACGAAGCTGCAAGGTCAACTCTCGGTATTACAGATGCTTACCAGGGTAAATATGATGCTTCCGCAGTTTCCGGTACTGCTAAACAGTATTCCATTAATCAGGCGGCGGGCCGTATGGAATCAAAGCGAATAATGAAACAGCAGGCATATTGCAGACTGTATGAGATTATGTTCAAGTTCATGCTTGCCTATGCGGATCAGCCCGTGTCTGTTGTCACAAAGTCTGCTGACGGTTCACCCGAATACTCACACTTCAATAGATATGACTTCCTTAAGGTTGATGCTTCGGGAGAATTGTATTGGAATGACGAGTTTATCTTCGAGGTAGACCCGACTTCAACAATAATGATGAACCGTGAAGCATTGTGGAATCAGATAGACCTTAAGTATCAGGCAGGAGCTTTCGGGCCTATCGGAGACTTGCAGACACTTATTAATCTGTGGACATATCTCGAAGACAGTGACTATCCTAACGCTTCAAAGGTTAAGGCTAATCTTGTCAGACAGATGGAAGAAGCACAGAAGGCACAGCAGATGCAGCTCCCTGCAAACGACCAAGAAGCACAGAAAATGGCAATAATGCAAATATTACAGCAGTTAGGAGAACAGCATGGACAACCTCTGCCCGGTATGTAAGACACTCTTAAGAGTAATGTCAACTAAATATGTAGTCCGTGACAATAAGTTATTCGTTGTTCAGGAATTAACTTGCCGTAATCCTAAATGCGAAAACAACGGCAAAGTAGTAGAGACTATCGAACACGAAAGAGAAGTTTCATTTGAATAAGGCCCATAAGGGTTTTATATAAATTCGCAACTAATAGCGTAAAAATAGGAGAGCAATATGGAAGAGTTAGAAAATGGCGTAAACGAGTCTGCCAACGCCGAGCAGACAGAAGTAGCAAGTGAAGCCGAAGTGAACACAGAGGGAACAGAAAGTGAACCCGAAGGGAACACCGAACCCGAAGTCACCGAGGAAGAGCCGGAGCTTGACCGCAATGCCATCTATGCAGATGCAAGAAGAAGGGCAGAAGCGGAAGCAAGACGCAAGCAGTCAGCCATTGACGCACAGTACGCAGAGAAGTTCAAAGGCTTTACGAACCCTATCACGGGTAAGCCGATTAACTCCGCACAAGACTACTTTGATGCGTTGTCAGCACAAGAACAGCTTGCAACAAAGAAGACACTTGCTGATAACGGGCTTGACCCCGACCTGATCGAAAAAGCAGTCAATAATTCACCGGCGATCAAGGCTGCGAATCTCGTTTTGCAGGAACAGCGACTAAAGGAAGTGCAGACTTACCTTGAAAAGCAGATAGAAGAAGTCGGAAAGATCGATCCCGACATTAAATCTGCAAAAGACATTGAGCAGTCGGAACGATACCCCGAAGTCCTGCGATATGTAAACGAGAACCATTTAAGCGTTGTTGATGCTTACAAATTAGTCTATGCGGATAAGTTAGTCGGTAACAAAACCGCAGCGATCAAACAGCAGGCTATCAATAATGCGAAGTCACAGCAGCACCTTACCGCAACGGAAGGAAGCACCAAAGGTTCAGACCTTCGGGAAGTACCTTCAAGCATCATAGATCAATGGAGAAACTTCTTCCCCGACAAGACAGATGCACAGATAAGGGAGCTGTATAACAACTCATTACATGAGTGAAAACCTTACGGACGGTTCATAACGTGAGAGCCGCCCCTAACCTTCAAAAGTTAAAGGAGAATAATTATGGCACAGCATACCCCTGGAGTAGTATCCAAAAATGGCGGACTTGCAAACGATACATGGAACGTCAATGCACAGATGATGGAAGCATACATCAATGACGTTGCTACCGAGAAGTCCGATTTTGATGCGTTCGTATCTGACGTATTCAACGTAAAGAAGTCTAATAGATTCGGTGAGAAGATCGGTGAGATCACCACTTTCAGCGACTTCGTTCCTACCTCTACTGACGGAGCAGATGCAACTCTTGACGATATCATTTCCGGCCCTACCAAGACCATTCAGCACACCACCTTCAAGAAGCTCTTCACCATTACCCGTGAAATGAACGAGGATAATGAGGTCGATCTTATGCAGGCAAAGGCAAGAGGAATGATTCAGGCTTACAAGAGAACCCGTTCCGACTTTGCAGCAGCAGCTCTTACCGCAAACGCAGAAGCAGGCTCAACCGTTACCACTTTCACCTTCGGTGGAGTTTCAGGCTTCGACTGTGCATCTGCTGACTCAAAGGCAGTCTTCGCAGTAGATCATCCGCAGACCACTTATCCCGAGCAGACACAGAGTAACATCTTTACCAACCCCTTCGGTAATGATGACAAGATGCTTCACATCCTTGCTAACTACGGACGTAACTTCAAGAACAACAGCGGCATTGTAATGGGATATACCTTCGACACCATCATCATCCCTTCCAACTGCCCTAACCTTGAAAAGACCGTCAAGAAGATCATCAAGTCCGACCTTCAGGTAGGTTCTGACTACAACGATATCAACGTAAACAAGGGACTGTGGAAGCTCATCATTTGCCCTTCATGGCATGTTTCCAACCCTGCTAACGAGCCTTACATCCTTATGTCTTCGCAGGCTAACAAGGAGCTTCTCGGAAACAAGTTCTATGACAGAGTTTCCCTTGACGTTACCGGTGACGTAAACATCACCAACAACAACATGACCTGGAACGGCTATTCAAGATTTAGCTGTGGATTCACTTCATGGCAGCACATGATTATGGGTGGAGCAGCACACGGCTCAACTTACAGCGATCCTACTGTTTGATGAACGATCATCCCCCTATCCTTCGGGGTAGGGGGAAATAGGAGTAAATATGCTTAAAAGAGAATATCTCACAATGAACGGAAGAGTATATGAGGTTGTAGGCAGGGACGGAAAAGGATTCCCCGTATGTCAGCTTACCGACCTTAAGGAAATTCCCGAAGATAAGCCCCTTAAGAAGACCGAAGAAGCCGAAGAAGAGAAGCCCAAAAGGGGAAGGAAGAAAGCATGAGCTACACCTGGAAAGATATAAAACTTGCTACCTTGCAGAAGATGTACGCTGCTGACGGTGCGGAGATAGTCGAAGACGAGTCTACGAAAGACTATATTGCCGGTATGCCGTATGCGGCTAATGAAGGACTGTTAAGACTTACCACAGCGGGTAAGTTTATTGTCAAGTCCATTTCTATAAATCACATGCCCGTAAAGAATGAGATTCCCGAAATGACTGCTATCGCACTCAATGACGGGACTAATTTCGAGTATGCTGCTGATGGTATCAAGTCTTATTACTTTCAGTATTCAGGTATCGGAAGATGCTTCATAACGGGCGGTGACGAAGAAAGAGAGATAAGTATTGACTCTTACGGTTCGTTTACCGAGATCAAAGGCAACTATCCCAATACCACGGGAGCAAAGGTAACTATCAGATTTGAGAGTGACTATCCTGCAACCGTAAAGAATATCGCACTCTATAAGGCAACCTTCCCCGAAGCGGATGATGTAGCACAAGTCCCCGAATACGGCAGATATGTCAAGTATGACCTTAAGACATTGGCTTCCGACTTCTATAACCTCTTTGAAAATTCGATCACTTATGAAGGCGGTGTATCTCCCGTCTACTTAAGCACAACGGATTATTACAGAGAGTCAGACCACATCTTAATACTTCCGAGCAATAAGCCCGGAATGTATACGATTTATTACCACGCTTACCCCGTACACTTCACGGAAGAGACCGAAGACGATTATGTACTTCCGCTTGATGATGAAGTAGCGGCACTTCTCCCCTTATATATGGCTTCACAGTTATATATGGATGATGATTTGGCTATTTCAACTTCATTGAGAAACTTCTTTGAGGTCGGTCTCGATTCACTTGTAAACACTTCCCATTATTCAGGGAAAGAGTCATTTACTTCGGAGTGGGTATAAATGGCTGTTCAATTCAAAGTACCGTCTTCTCCTTCGAGAAGCACTTTAACAATAGATACGTTTTTAGGGGCAGACTTCACTAATGACCCTGCAAACGTTGATATAGACAAGTCCCCGAACATTTTAAACATGATCCGTGATGTTCCCGGCAAGGTAAGAAAGTCAATGGGATACAAGACCATTGCCGAGTTTACCGACCCCATCAACGGCTATCATACTATGCGTGGCAAGACACACGGATTAGTCCACGCAGGCAAGAAGATTTATTACGGGGACTATGAAGACCCTACGGAGCTTTACACAGATGCAAACAACGCACGTTCAAGTTCATGGCAGTTCGGTGACAAGGTTTGTATTCTTGACGGTAAAGCACTTTTAATATGGGACGGAACAGAAGTTAATAAAGCGACTGCTGATGCGAAGATACCCGTAACCTTAATCGGTGGTAATCCTGCCGGTGGCGGAACATCTTACTATGCGTTAAATCTGTTATCCCCTGGATTCACGGAACAGTTTCTTGGAGTAACGGGAGTAACCGAGTACCACTTAAGTTATACCGACCTTGACGATACCGAAGTCAAAGCGGAAATCTTACAGAATGACGGTACTTGGAATACGCTCGTTGAGAACACTAACTTTAGTGTTGATAGAGAAACGGGAGTAGTTACGTTCAATACTGCTCCTGGCGAATCCCCCGTAACGGGCGAAGATAACGTAAAGATAACTGCATATAAGACCGTAGAAGGTTATGCAGATAGGGTAAATAAATGCTCTATCGGTACTTTGTATGGAGCAAGCGGAGACCTTAACAGACTGTTCGTTTCGGGAAACCCTGATGATGAATACGTCAATTATCAATGGTATAGTGCAGCGAATGACCCTACCTATTTCCCCGACACTAACTATCAGCTCATT